TTGCGTCTGGAAGTTCAAACGTAAACTGATCCGCTAGTTCATAATAAACATGCGGTTCTGCATCGACATGAAGATACACTTCATTCTTCTTTGATATAATCAAATTAGACATGAATAAGGGAATCAGTTATAGTATATAGTTACCTAACCCATACCTGATGTTGAACCTTTAAGTTCATTTGCTCCCATTTTTTGATTACGTCTTTGTAGGATACCACTTAATTTATCACTCAGTCTTTTACCTAAATCAGTTTTTGGATTTGGATTTAAATTTTTTAAACCTTTAACGTTTGATAATTTGTCCACTACTTTATTTAAAGGAGATCCTTGTTTACCTGAACCAAATATAGCTGGTGCAACAGCAGGAAATATTGCAAGGGGTTTAGCAACTCCTGCTACAGCAGAAATTTTATCAATAGGTGTTTTACCTTTTACTGTTTGCTGCAAATATTCAGCACGACCTAATCCTGTTAAACCTTTTTGAATTGGTTTAAATTTTTTCATAAATTCAACTGCTTTTTTAAATTCTTGTAGATCTTGAGTAAATTGCGAGTAAGTTTTCATCAGCAGTTCCACCTCCTAAGTGCTTTATTAATTCTTGAATCAGGATCTCTTGCAGTTTTTGCAGAGGTTAGTCTCTTCTTCATACCTTTCATTCTCGAACAAAATGACTTACGACGTTTTGCTGACTTTGATCCTTTTTTTAATTTAGATGGTTTAGTGGTAACAGCAGTTTTTAATTTAGAACCAGGATTTTCT